CAGACTTCTTAGTAGTGTGTGATGAAACTAACAATACAGGTGATGTAATTGATAGAAATGAATTTATTGCTGAAATCTTTGTGAAACCAGCAAGAAGTATCAACTTTATCACATTATCATTTGTAGCAACCAGAACTGGCGTTTCTTTCGAAGAAGTAGCTAGCTAAGATTAGAAAAGGAGAATAAAAAATGGCAAACATTAATGACTTCAAAGCTAAACTTGCTGGCGGTGGCGCTAGAGCCAATCAGTTTAAGGTGACTATGCCTTTTCCTGGTTACGCACAAGTTGGTGGCGAAATAGAAGACCTTGCTTTCTTATGTAGATCAACACAGATACCAGCAATGACTATCGGTGAAGTTGATGTCAAATTTAGAGGTAGATCAATCAAAATTGCAGGTGATAGAACATTTGCAGATTGGTCGATCACTGTTTATAATGACACAAACTTTAGATTGAGAAACGCATTTGAAAGATGGCAAAATGGTATTAATAATATGACTGACAATGAGGGTTTAACTAACCCAGCTGACTATCAAGTGGACGCATTTATTGACCACTTAGATAGAAACGGAAATACAATTAAGTCTTACACTTTGAGAGGGGCTTTCCCTACTGAAGTTGGTACAATTGACTTAACGTATGACGAACAAACAGCTATTGAGCAGTTTAATATTGTTTTCAAATACCAATACTTTGAAACAAATACTACTACTTAACCACAAGGATAAGTATTAGTATAAGGAGATTATTTTATGGCAGAATTATTTGGTTTTCAAATAACAAGAGTAAAGCCTAAAGATGATCCAAAACAAAACTTTAGTATTCCAGTAGCGGATGACGGTGCAACAACCGTCGCCGCTACAGGCGGTTACTTCGGTCAATATTTGGACATTGAAGGTACAGCAAAGAACGAAGCCGATCTTATTAGGAGATATAGAGAAATATCTTTACACCCCGAGTGCGACACAGCTATAGATGATATAGTTAATGAAGCTATTGTAGTTGAGGGTGATAAGGAACCTGTAAGATGTGTTTTGAACAACTTACCTTTCGGCAATGAAGTGAGAAGAAAAATAGAAGACGAGTTTAGTTATATATTAAGGTTAATGCAATTCAACACAAAAGGCCACGACATCTTTAGAAGATGGTATGTTGATGGTCGTATGTATTATCAAAAAATTATTGATAGAGAAAATCCTAGAACAGGATTGTTAGAATTAAAATATCTGGATCCTAGAAAAGTAAAAAAAGTTAGAGAAGTTAGAAAAAACAGAACTCAAGGATCGTTAGATATAATAAACGAATTTAATGAATATTATGTTTACAATGAAAGAGGTGTAGCAAATGCAACAGCAGGTCAAGGTATTAAAATTGCTTCTGATACTATTGCATATACAAACTCTGGTCTAATTGACCAAAATAAAAATATGGTGTTGTCTTACTTACATAAGGCAATTAAACCTGTCAATCAGTTAAGAATGATTGAAGACGCTGTGGTAATTTATAGAATTGCTAGAGCACCAGAAAGAAGAATTTTTTATATTGATGTAGGTAATTTACCAAAAGGAAAAGCTGAACAATATTTAAGAGATGTTATGGCAAGATATAGAAACAAACTTGTCTATGACGCAGCTACAGGTGAAATAAGAGATGACCGTAATTATATGAATATGTTAGAAGATTACTGGTTACCTCGTAGAGAAGGTGGTAGAGGAACTGAAATAACAACTTTACCTGGTGGTCAAAACTTAGGTGAGATCACTGACATTGAATACTTCCAAAAGAAACTTTATAGAAGTTTAAATGTGCCTGTAAGTAGAATGGAAGCCTCTTCAGGATTTAATTTAGGAAGAGCAGCTGAAATTACTAGAGATGAATTAAAATTTACTAAATTTGTTCAAAGATTAAGAAGAAAATTTACTGAACTATTTAATGATATTTTAAGAACACAATTAGTATTAAAAGGAGTGATTGCTGAAGAAGATTGGGGTACAATCGCAGCTCATATTCAATATGATTTCTTAAAAGATGGTCATTTTGCTGAGTTAAAAAACACAGAAATGATGAGAGAAAGATTAGCATTAGCTAATGAAATGAGAGATTATGTTGGTAAATACTATTCTGTTAAGTATGTAAGAAAGAATATACTTAAACAAGACGAAAGAGAAATGGAAGATATTGATAAACAAATTAAGAAAGAAATTGACGATGGAATTATTGCAGCCCCAACAAATTCCAATGAAACGTTATAAATAAGGAGATAAAATGAGTGAAGAAGTAAAAAATTTTATAGATAAATTATCAACAGGCGCTAATGCTGAAGCTGGTGAAGCATTTAAGGATGCTTTAAGAGCAAAAGTAGGCGACGCTTTAGAAGTTAAAAGACAAGATATGGCTTCTAATTTATTTCAAGCGGCCTCTTTTTCTGACCCAAAACCAGAAGTAATTGATCCTTCGCCTGAAACTGTACCTGCTGATATGCAACAAAGTGCTGAACCAGCAGCTACACCAGAACCAGAGGTTGCAGGTGACGTTGAACAAGGTCAGTAATCTAATAAAAGAAAATTATTTATTAGATACAGAAAGTTTTAATAATTTATCGCCTATTATGAAAGAGGCAATAAATGACGTTCTTAAATTAGTTAAGAATGATGGCAATTTAATTTTCAATTTTGAAAATGCGATAGAAAAAATTGCCGAATTTCATAATGTAAACAAAAAGGAAATCGAAGATTACTTTGATAAAGAAACAAAAGAACAATTAGGAGTGTAAAGAAACTATGGCTATAACAACAAAGATTTTATCTGATACAAAAACACACGCCAAAGTATTGCTCACTTTTGATAATGACACTGCTACTACAGCTACGGCTGTTGACGCAAGTGGTTTGAGTGGACACGCTAACGGCGCTAAATTACATATTACTCATATCAACTACGGTTTAAGTGGTAGATTACAATTACAATTCAAAGGTGCATCAGCAGATGTTGACGCAATTAACTTGTCAGGTGCAGGAATATATTACGGTGCTGTAATTAAAAATACAGCTACTAATACAACTGCTACAGGCGGTGATATTGAAGGTGTAACTGTATCTGCTACTGGTTACGCATTGTTAACATTGCAAAAAATCGGAATGGGTGAAAACGATTAATTAATTTATGACAATAACAACTACTAAAGTTGTTGATAATAATTTTCATATTATTGTTAACTCAAATGGAGTAGGTGAAGAAGTAGGTGAATTATTGGTTGATGTTGTCAATTCAAATAATGCTTCAAGTGAACCTAAAGTTTCAATAGCTAATATTGCTTATGAAATTATAGGTACAGGAGAAGTAACAGTTTATTTTGAAAATGATAATACAAAAGAAGTTGTATTGTCAGGACGTGGTAACTATGGTTTAAAACCAGGTGAAGAAAAAATTAAAGATGTTATTGGTAACATTTTATTAGATAGTGACTCTAATGTTGCCAAATATAATTTAGTAATAGAGGCACATAAAGAATCGGGATATAACTAATGGCTGATACAGTAACAACACAAACAATTGCTGATACTTCTGGTGTAAAATTTGTAACTAAACTTACAAATTTATCGGATGGTACTGGTGAAACAAACGTAACTAAAGTTGACGCTTCTGAAACAACTTTTATGTCAACTGACGGTAATAGAAAAATATCTAAAATATGGTTTTCTATTAATACATCTAATAACAAATCAGCGGTTGAATTGATATGGGCAGGTGCTACAAATAGTACGGCAGTTTTATTATCTGGTAACGGATATTGGGATTTAAGAGCTGCAGGTGATGAAATTACAAACAATGCAACAACACCTACAGGTGATGTATTATTGTCAACTAAGAATTTTGCTACAGGAGATAACTACACAATTGTTGTAGAATTTAGATAAATTATAAATATAGGGAGCAAGAGAGAGAAAAGATGAAACTTATTAGAGAAGAAATTAATGAAGCTACTTATCTAGTAGAAGAAAATAACGGTAAAAAAGAATATAAAATCAAAGGTATATTCTTACAATCGGACATCAAAAATAGAAACGGAAGAATTTATCCGTCAGACGTATTAACAAAAGAAGTTAAACGTTATAACGCAGAATTTATCAATAAAAGTAGAGCATTTGGTGAACTAGGTCATCCAGACGGACCAACTGTCAATTTGGAAAGAGTTTCGCATATGATTAAGAAACTATATCCAGAGGGAAAAAACTTTATTGGTGAGGCGAAGATAATGGACACTCCATATGGTAAGATTGTAAAAAGTCTTATTGATGAAGGCGCTAAGTT